TACCCAATAAATTTGACGTACTAACTAGTTCAGGAATAGGTATAATGAACCCTATTTTTCTTAATCAAGATATCAAACTTATTATGGTTGACTCTAGGTATGATTTAGATTCCAATTATACAACTAAAGGAATAATTAAAGAATTAGTATCCAACGATAATGTTTTAAAATACAGTGACCTTTCTATATACTTAAAAAAATCGATTTAGATACTTGGAAAAACTTTTTGGACCTATTGTTTAATGATAAATAATTTTTTATCTTTGTAGACGATAACACGTGACTATGAATCCATTATTACACAAACTCAAAAGGTTTCTCCAAAAATCTACAATAAAAGCCATTCGTCTCAGTACTCCTCCGCAAGAAAAATCCGAGTATGAACGTGACGCAGTTAATATTTGTAAAAAATTAATTCTTAAACAAGACACAACTTTGTTGTTAACCCCTCTGTCAGGTAAACGATATATCAAAAATGATGATTTAGGTATTTCAGTTATCTTAGAAGGTCGTACCATCAAAGTAATTAATCACATCTATTCCTACACAGTTTTTTTGGAAGACAAATCTTGGTTAAAAGTTGTATCAATATTTGATTTTGAAGTGGAAAGACGTAGAGAAATTTTTGAAAAAGAAATTACTGAAAACATAAAACACTCCTTACAAACAATTTACAAAAGTATATAATGAAAATGTTCAAACAACTCTTCTTGGCTGGTGTCGGAATTTACCTATTCTTAGGTTTTGTAATCATACTATTCACCTTCAATTTATATTATTTCATTACAGGAAAAATTATTACTAAAAAGGTTGAAAACAAATCCAATGTAGAATACGTCTTGGATACGGCTACTTTGAACCAACAAAAAAAAGAAACAATTCGTCATACTGACACTGTTTACATTAAGGAAAACAAACCAAAAAAAGTAGAATCAATCATTAAATCTCAACCCCGTGATACGGTCAAAGATACTTTGACATTCACTAAGACTGTCGATTCGACAAAGACTCCTTAAGCACTCTCAAAATAGTATCTTTTAAACTTTCATTTTGTTTCTTAGGTTTGTACGAAACCATTGTGGGTTTGTTACCTTTACCTACCTTAGGGTCTTTCTTCTCTGCCTTTCTTTTCTGTGCACAAGCGGCCTTTTTTTGTGAATCTGACATTTTTGATGCAACACCCGCGGCTCTACATTTTGGGTATCCTTTAGAGTCAGCATCAGGTCTACCACAAGGTGGATGGCCGCCACCTTCTTTTTTTCTACATATATTAACCCAAGGTCCTTTAGGTTGTTTACTCCCTTTAGGTTTCTTTTTTGTCCCAAACCATACTGCCAAATCCTCAGTCATTAATTGTTCTAAAACTGGTTCATAGTCTTTCTTGGGTAAATTGGCTAATTTTTTAATATAGTCAGGTGTACCAGGTTCCTGAACCTCGGAGGGATTATACCCATTTAAAGGGTTACCTTCATCATCATTTTGTTGAAACATCTTTTTTCCCATTTTAGCTAATTTTTAGGCACTTCTAGTTTCTTTTTTTATTTGTTGTGGTGTCCTTTCCATATGTCCATCGTAACTGTCATACGCCAAGTCAGCACTAATATAATCAGAGACAGGAATATCATATGGAGCCAAAGAGTCTTCTTGCCAAATGGCTGGCGCTAAATTTATTGGTATTCTATAGTTACCAACAACACTTGAGGTTGAAGATTCTTTGATTTGTTTTTTATTCATAATTTACTATATTAATAAATAGTCTTATGAACGGAAACAACGAAACTGATAATCAGGGTAATCAAGAACCCGTTGGTCAATTATTTGGTACTTTATTCTATTACAGTACCGAACATTTGGATGATTTAATTGATAATATTCAAGAAGAACAGGCTTTTTTAATGATGAAATTAGCCTGTGAAAAAGCTCTGTACTCAGGTATATATACCTCGGAAGAAACTGAAATATTATTAAAATCTATTAGGAAGATTCATAAGGTAAAATTATAATAGATAGAGGAGAATTATTGAAAATTATTGTTCGTGGTGAAATGATTATGTTGGAGGCAATTTCAAAAGGTCTTAAATCATCTGAAAGCGATAAATTTCAAAAAATTAGGGATGAGGTTGAGTCGTCTCGTTGCATCTACTTTGATTACAACCCTCAGTTCTGTAAACCCAAATATAGAAAATAAAAAAAGGGGACCATTGGTCCCCTTTCTTATTTAATAAGAGATAGATTATCTCAATTCTCTCAAGTCGAATGTTCTTACACCATCAACTGTAATTCTACCGTAGAAACGGTTGTTTACCACCTTCTTAGCGTATCTTGTCATAATACCTTTGATTGGTGTGAAGTTGAATGGGTTGTACATTGTAGGAGTTAATTGTAGAGGTACATACGGTGCGTAAATGTAACCTGTATCAAGTAACGATGTTCCTTTGTGTCCTAACAACACTTGGTTTGCTGGGAAGTAAGGGTCACGGTAAACTTGATATCTACCAGCCAATGTTCCAACTCTCTCAATACCCATATTGTATTGGTCTTGCTCAGGAGCTGCGTTTGATACGTGGAAGTACTCCAAGTCATCAAAGATAGCAGATACCTCAGAAGATACTACAATCCAGTTAGCTCCACCTCTAAGTGTAGACTTGTGGATTTGAGCTGAGATTTGGTTGATTGCTGTGATAAGAGTTTGGTTCCAGTCCTTCTGAGTGTAAGGAACTGCATTCGAACCTAATCTCTTCCATCCGTTGTAGTCCCAACGTAGATTCCAAGCTGCCGCTTTTCTCAAGTCTCTCAAGATTTCACGGTCAATCTCTGCAGCCACCTGTTCAGACAACAAAGCTGTCAATTCAGCTTCAGCGTCAATGTTGTGGAATGCTGCAACGTCCTGAGCCATTTCAGGAGACCATTGAGCTCTAAGTTTTCTTTCTGTTACAGATACAGTTACTGACTGTAGGTCGAAAGAAACTTCACCAATTTTATCCTCAAATTCAAGATTCTTGTAGATTCTGTACGTAGTTGTGAACGCTTGTGCGTTTGCTGACGTAGAAGAGAATGTTGCACCTGTGTAACCGTCGATTGTGTTAGCACCTACTTCAGCAGGAACTTGTAAATCAACTTCTAAGTAAATTTTACCTTCAGCATCACAAACGTCGTAGTAAGTACCACCATCAGTCAATGAATTTGGGAAAGCTAACGTTTCGTTTTGACCGTACTGAACAATACCTTTACCGTATCTTTGAGTTACAACTCTGAACAAGTAGTTATTTGATGTGTTTGCAGAAGTATAAAAGTTACCCGAAGCACCTCTAATTGTCAAGTCTGCCAAGAATTCTTCAGTGTCCATAGGTTGACCGTTAGGACCGATAAGTTTACCAGCACCGTCAGATGCAAAACCTGACATAACAAGAAGAACTTTTCTGTAAGAATCTGTACCGTAACCTGAAACTACTAATTGGTCAGCAACCCATACTACAGTTCTGTTACCAGCTGTGATTGATGAGAATTGACCTTTAGAGTAATCGTAAAGTCCTGGTGGGTCCAATGCAGGTTCGTTACCTTCGTAGAATCTATCGTAAAGGTCTTTTTGTGTGTTATAGTCGTAACCACTGTTAGGAGTTTGACCAGACGCAGCGTTTGGTGAACCGTAAGGAGCCCAGTGCTCGTTAAAGTCTGCACCTGTGTATGACTGAATGTTAGGTACAAAGTAGAATAATTTACCGATTGGTAAGTTCATAGCTTGTACTGAAACGATATCGTTAGCTAAAAGTTTTGAGAAAACACGTCTAACGATAGGAAACACAACAGTTTCGAAAGAACCTGAGTCAGCAGTAGACGCAGCTTCGTTGATGAGGTATGATGCTTGGTTTTCATATAACTGAGCAACGTTCTCTTTTAGGTGGCCTCTTAAGCCTTCTAGGAAACCTAATTTTTCCCATTTGTTAATAGTATCTTCTTTGATAACTTTAAGGTGCTTAAGACCAATGTTACCAACAAGACCTGATTCTAATAATGCTCCCATTTTAGTATTTGTTTTGTTTTTTTTAGTTTATTTATTTTTTAGAGTTTTGCCATTAAATCTTTAATTCTCAAGAATTGAGGATTTTCATAAGCTCTAGATTCGATTAAACTTGTTGAAGAACCTGAACTTGCTTGGTTGTTGATTTTTCTCTCAACACTTTCATTAAGTCCTTGTGTCTCTACCTTTGAAAGTTCATCTTTCATTGTTTTGTAGAGTTGTTTTGATTCTTTCAAAGTTTCTGCAGAGTCGAATCTTCTAAGAATGTTTATCTTTTCTTTTTTCGTAGTAGAATGTTCAGTAAACAAACGTGTAGCGTAAGCCAAGTTTGAATTGAATACAGCAACTTCATTTAATTTTTCTCTGAAAACATTCAAAGCTTTTCTGTATTCTTCATTTTTCTCTCTTAGCATTTTCATTTCTGCGTCGATAGACTCAACTTTAACACCATTGTCTGTGTAATTGTAATTACGGTTATTTGTAATTCCTTTTCTTAAACCTCTACCTTCTTTTGAACCAAATCCATAAGTTCTAGCAGCTTCTTTCGTTTCTTCTTTGGTTTCGTAGTCTTTCTTGCCAGGATGTGTCTTAGACTTATCACCTTTGTTACCACCGAATTTTCCTTCGTAGTCTTTGTAGTGTCCGTCTTTGTCACCAGCTTTCTTCTCAACACCTCTTACATCCTTACGTTTGTACTCGTGTTTGTTAGAGCCGTAGTTTTTATCCTTGCCTTCTTCCATTTCACCTTCCTTGAACTCGAACTTAGCTTTACCAGTACCCATTTTTGTAGGTCCCTGTTTCTTGTGGTCATCGAATCCTTTCTTAGGTAGTGAACTACCGTATTTAAATTTAGGATTACCCATACCAACGCCTTTAGGTTTTACAGTCATTTTAGCTTCCTCGAGGTTGTAGTCTTCAGAACCTTCTTCCATTTCATCGTAAGATTCTTCCATTTC